TGTGCGCCGGACAGGACCACAGTGACTGTGTAGTCAACAGTGTCTACCGCTTGCGTCCCGATGACCTTGATGAACCGCTTCACGAGGTTGCCGTCCAACTTGAGCCGCCCGATGTAGCAGTTGTTATCAACCGCACCACTCTTTGCAGTGAACAACGCGCCAGCCACATCGACGAACAACCCACCAGTCGTTGCACAATCTTGCACCTTGACGTTGAGTGACCCAGTGGCCGACACATCGCCCAAGGTAAGAATCACCATGGCTTCGCTGTACCCTGCGGTATCAATCTCTCGCCCTGTCTTGGCTCCACCTGCACCGACCGTAGACCCAACGGCCTGAACCACGACTGCATTCTGCTCCAAACTTGCGTAAGCTCCCATGTGTATGTCCTCCTATGTAGACTCCGATTTTCAGACTTCCAAGATTCACCTGGAACCTTTCGATTCCAGGTGAAGATTGTCTTTCTCTTATGCTGTCAACACTGCGCTGATGTTGCTCGCCAAACAGAAGCTCTCTTTGTGTCGGACCATGACATCCACTTCTTGAACGATACGGACCCAGGTCTGATTCTTCTCGAATGCCGTCGAGGCTTCCTGTGAGGCCATGATGGTGATGCCCTGCCAGACGCCGATCAGCAACTCTGCCCAGTTCCCGAAGATCGCATAGGTGCTATCAGGGTTGGGGGCCGTGTCAATCACGATGTTGGTCGTGGCTTGATATGGGTAGCCGATCATGGCTTGCAACTGGCTCGGAGTCAGGGGGCTCATCGGGTTGCCGACGAACTCACCAAATCCATCTTCTGCAGCCGCACCCGTGCGGGACAGTGCTGCGTACTTCTTGACGCGCGGGTTGAAGGCGAACCCGAGTTTGCCTTTGAGTGAGTTAGCCAAGGCCAACTTCTCTTCCATTTCGTAGAACATCTGCCACACATGCACATACTTCGACACGGTGGAGACCGCATCATAGGTCAAGATGCCAGAGATGTTCTTGATGCCGAGGGGCTGTGCATCCGAGCCAGTCCCGAAGAGGGCCACTTTGTCGATGGCTTCTGCCATGGCAAAGGCCACATCCTGTCGGATCAAATTCTCGACCGAAGGGTTGCCCATGCGGAGCAGCCGATTGGACACCTTCACCAGCGCAGCCGCTGCGTGCGGGGTCATCTGGCTCTCACGGAGAGTCAGGTCAGACGCGGTGATGGTCGTATCTTCACCCACCCAGTACACTGTCGCCCCACCAGACTGACCTGGCATTTCGACCGGTGAACCCATTAAGCCTTCAATGACGGTCGCGCCGAGGGCTTTGGTGACGAGGTTGGCACGGAGCAACTCGATGAAATCACCGAGGGCCTGCACCGGTACGACGTACCCACCAGCCGAATCCACTTCTGTGGACATCGTCTTGGTGATGAGATCTTTGCTGGTGTTCTGGAACACTTCTCGCTCGAAGCCTGCATTGGCCCACGACTTCGTGGCAATGGCGTTGATGGCCTTGAGCAAGGAGAACTTGGTCTTCTCGTTTTCGAGCCCAGGAAGGCTCTTACTGTTCTTGACGACTCTCACTTCCTCGAACTCGTGCTTCATCTTGACGTAATCTTCCTGCAGCGACTTGATGTCCGCCAGCAAGGCCTTGATGGTCTCGGCATCTTTTCCAGCCGAGAGTTCCAACTTGGCGTTCAGCTCTTCGAGTTTCTTCAACAGTGCGTCCATTGTGTATCCTCCTTAAAAATACAGCCAGCGGTTATCGCGTGGCCTTCTGGGTCATTGACTCAATCATCGACAACACGCGACTCTGTAGATCTCCAGTCCCCTTCACACCCAACTTATCCAACATGGGACCGAGCAGCTTCTCCATCGTCCCTGCCATCGCGGCACCCTCTTCCGCGCTCTTCGCCTGTGCGGTTCTCAAGAGCATCTCCAGGTCTGCGACACGCTGTTCGAGGAGTGCAATTTTTCCTGTATCCATTCCCATATCAGTTTCCTCGTAAGGTGGAACACTATGAGTATTTGACTCTACATGATGTGACTCAAGGAAATCAAGGGGTGCATCAAATGTTTTTTCTAGACACGCCTCCAGATCCGTGCAGGCGACCTTCCCCGACTTCACCGCGGTGATCAACGCTTTGGAATCCGCAGGAATGGCGACGACTGATAGTTCTAACAGTTCAAGTTTATTGAACTTTCTCCCGATGATCTCTTCGTTCTTGTCGAGGATCCACTCGGCCTCCAACACGCGAGCCCCGATTGACACACCTTTCAGGAACCCTCCTTTCACGAGCTTATACACCGTATCGGCAAACTCGTAGACCTCTTTTGACGCAAACTCGAGCAACATGGTGAGCTTACCGCTCTCGACACGAATGTCCACCGCGCGGGCAATAGGCAGCCCGTAATGGTCATGGGCCCACAAGATGATCGGATTCTTTTTGAAGTTGGCCAGCTCGATGCCTTCCACACTGACAATGTCGCCGGTACGATCTGCGCGGCCACTGGCGGCGATCACACGAATCTGGCGCTTCGCTTCGAGTCCTTCATCGGACGCGAACTCAATCTCCCCCAGCACCTTCCGACGAATCTGCTGCAACTCTGTGATGATATCTTTTTTATGCGCCATTGCCCTTCTCCTTTTTCTGCGCCGTCTCGCGCGTGACTGCATTCGCTGCTTCCGCATTGGGATCGACTGGAGGCACCGGCATCAACACCACACCCTCCTGATCAATTCGATTCGCGTTGTTCATCACGTAGGACGTGTCTCCGTGTTTCTGACTCGGCATGTACAGCTTGAAGCGGTCGTTCAGCACGTTGATGGGGTAGCCCATCTGCCACAGCTTGTACATCATCTCCACTTTTTCGGCGACGTCCCCTTGCAGGGCTTCAATCTGCGACGTATCGAAGTCTGCAAACACCTTGCCCGTACTGGTGACGCTGAACAACTGCGTCCACATGACGTACTCGATCAACTTCATTTTCGGCAGCAGCGTCTTGACCCAGAACTCTCGGGCCTGCACCTTCGCCACCGCAAAGTTCACATCATCCCAAATACCCAACTCAAGCTTCGGCACTTTGAAGCACGCGAGAATTTCATCTCGGTTCCACTTCTTCTGATTGAGAAACTCCATATCCTTCTGCGACGGCACGAGCTGCTTGTATTTTGCGCCCCCCTCGAGGATCGCCAGCGTGTGCGACTTACTCACCCCTTGGTGATGATCCATAAATTGCTGCCGCATGCGGTTAAACGAATCTTCCGTCATCTCGTCTTCCACCTCGACGACGCCACCAGGCAGGGCTGAGTTCTTGAAGAACGCTTTGTTGTACTGCGAGGCGAGGGTGTCTTGGTCAATGCCCAGTTGCGCGGCGGCCAGTGGGGCCAAGCCTCGTAGCCGGTCATACGGATTGAAGAGCTTGAAGAAGCAGACCTCCCACTTCTCGAACGGGAGTGTTTTCTTTTCCCCGTCTGGGTAGACCACCTCAACCGTCCAGCCCAGGAGTCGCCCCTTCTTGTCCAGGCGGGCCTCAAACTGCGTGCCGTTGTAGGGCTCAATCATCTTGGGCATGGCCGTGGGCTCTGTCCGGTCGAGCACCCACATACACTCCCCGTAATGCAGGAGGTACACAATCGTCGCTTCAAACAGCTGTTGCTGCCCCATCAACTCGTTGGGTTTCTCGAACAGCGTGATCCACGGGGCCGCGTCTCGATCTGAGGCTTTCTTGTCTCGGGAGTTCTTCCAGGCCAGGGGGGTCTGTGAAATGTTCATGGCCACCGACTCAATGGCCCCACGCACCCAGGCGTGGACTTCATACGGGTTGGTAATCTCCGTCCCGAGGGTCTGGGTCAAGGTCCGTGAGGTGCCTTGAAACATCCACTGGTTCGTGCCCATGCTGTGAATAAGGGGAATACTCTTGGTCAGACGCGCCCACCAACTCTGCTTCGGCTTCTTACCCATACAGGAACCTCACTCGTGCTTGCCGTCGTTCAATAATCAGCCACGTCAGACAGAAGACCAGTGCATCGACTCTGTCCGGAGACTCACCCTTCCTCGCCATCTCTTCAGGATTGAAGGTGACCATCTGCTCTTCCAGTTTCTCGAAGTACTCCGTGTGAAACACACGATGCTGCTCGTACAACGCGCTACAGGGCTCCGCACGCAGGCGCTTGCCGCGTGAGGAGTGGAGCTTTTGAAACGGAATGTGCTGCCCACCTTTGGCGTGACGTAGCGTATGTTCCACTAAGTCACCACCATTATTGACTTCTCCTAGTACTTTATCCGCTTTCCATTCTTTATACAAGCGGACGACGATGTCCGCCCACTCGTTCGGCTTGTAGTGCCCACTGGCATCGGCCAGCACATCGGCGTTCTTGCCGTCGTTGTACGACCCACACACGATAATACCGGTCTCGTCTGACCCTTCTCCGGAGCTGACGGCAGGGTCGACCGCGATACAGACCCGATCATAGGCGTCCAACTTCATGGGCCCACTCCGGCGCATGATGTGCTCCTCACTGAAGAGCGCCCCTTCGACGGTGTCAAGGTAGAGGCCTTCAATCTCCTGCTTCCCGAGGCGCGTGCCTTGGTAGCGGTCAACGATGGCATGGATAAAGGAGGTCGGGAGGTTGGCCTGATTGTCCAGCGTGGACCCACCCACACGCACGAGGTTCCGGAGTTTCATCACACGCTTCAGAAATGGAGTGGGCTTCGGGGTCGTGGTGATGATCGTGCGTGGATGTGGCCCAAGGCGCATCCCAAATTGGGCTAAGTCCCAGGTATCGGGCTGGGCCCAACTGGCCAGCTCATCCGCCCAACAAATCTCGTGCTGC